CAATAATAAAGAATGCTCTAACAAGTTCTCTAAGAGATGCAATTGAATTTAAATCATCATTGATTTGTATGATACGTTTATCAAAATCAATTTCAGTAGTTTTGACATTAGCGTGTTTAGCTATATAATCAAAAGAACCAATCTTAAAACTGACAGATGTTACTTTCTCATTTAAATCAGTAGGAAGAAAAGGATTAAGAAAAACTGTTTTCATATTAGAATCAATAAAGTTAGAAACATAACATTAAGACCAATAGAAACACCACCAATCTTAGCCCACTTAGCAGAACGACGCATATACTTCTTAAGATCTTTAATCATATCTTTATTACTCTTTTCTAGTTCAACGATAGATTGCTTATAAACGTTCGCTTGATTCGTAAGAGTATAAAGAGTATGTTTCAAACCATCAATAAGAGTATCTTGCTTAACAATAATGCTCTTTAAAGATTTACATAAAGCTGCATCATATTCACCTTGTTTAAGAAGAATTGCAATTTTACGATTATCTTCAAGAGTATATGTAATAACAGTATCTTTAGAGACCTTCAATTCTCTGCCGTATATATCGAGCAATGCTATCATCAGAAACAACATAAACATCAGAGAAGTTCTTAATATCTGTTTCATATTTAATTATAGTTTTATTTGTATTAGCTTTGAGACTATCTATAAGACGTTCTTGTTTTATAGCGTAATTCTCCAAAGCAGAAATAACCCTACCAAGAGAATCCAAAGTATGATAAGGAATATCAGTTGTCGGTATTCGTTCTTCTTCATTACATTGAATAATATTAGTAAGACATAGAACCAAAAAAAGGAGTACTATTAACACTCCCTTAAAATCTATCTTCATAACTCGAACTCTTTAATGTTAGTAAGAGTATAAGTAAAAGAATTACCATATAAATCTTTAGCCTTATTCACAAGTGGCATAAATTTATCTTCAAAATCTCTAACAGATTCAAAGACTTGACAACCGGCAGAATAAAGACCAATAGTACGAACAATTTTCCACTTAGAAGCGCGATGTATATTAATACCAGCCATCTCGTAACTAATACGACCAGATAAATCAAGCTTATTATCTCGATTATTGTCACGATAAAGTGGAAGAGGTTTAACTTGAACAAGCGCAGGATAATCACCTTTATGCTTTCCAACTTTAAATGCACCTCTGAATTGACCTTCTTTTAGAATAGCACAACCTTTAGAATTTATAGGTTTAATCAAATTCAAATCAGAAGGATCAGTAGTTATTGAAAACCAATCATAAGTCCATTTACCATTCATCTTAGGATTAGCATCATTAGCTTTGTAGAATACAAGAAGAAGATCATTAAATGTACCTGTATCAACAGTATTACATCTAATACCCCAAATGTTCAGATTGTAGTTACCTTTATCAAAGATAGCAAAATCATGAACTTTAGCAATCTTACGAAGAACATCAATATTAGTCTTAGCTATAATGTTATCATAAGTAATTAAAGCATTCATTAATTCATTCATAGTTACTTGACATTATAATTAAACAAATTGGTATTAGCCTTACGTTCTTTATTTAATTGAGCAAGTCTATAATCACAAATGGCTTTAACCTCAGCTTTAAGGTATTTAATATCAACAAAAGTAACAACCTCTTCATGTGGCATATCGTCAGGAATCAAAGGATTCTCAATAGTCCTAATATGACAAAGCATATTACCAAGACATTTAAAGCCCCATTGTTCAATCAGATAATCATACATACTTAATTGAAGAGAATAATGAATACCAGTAGAATCCTGTAAATGATTTATAGGAAACAACATAGTTTCATTAGTAACAATGTATTTATCTAAGTCAATAGTACCATCTGCTTTCTTAGCCCAATATCCACCTTCAAATCGAATAGGTGCTTTATTAGTTTTCCAATCAAGAATAAAGAACTCATCACCTTTAATGAATAGAATATCAACAAGACCTGAAATCAAATACTCTGGATGATAAACACCAATCTCAGCATAGATCTCAAATCCCATAGAAGTCATATCCTTAATAAACTCGTAAATTTGAGGATACCTATCAGCAATACCAACAACTCGAAAATAATCGAGATCAAGTCTGCCATAACTATGAGTTCTTATAATATCATCTACTGTATAAATACGACCATCAATAAAACCATTCGCATTTAAATAGTAGTTGTTACATCTTTTCACGCATTGTTCTAGGAAATTATGCTTTTCAGTTCCCTTAGCACAAGCCTTTTCAGTTTCAATCTTCCATTCAGCAAGAATCTGTTTAACAGTCTTACCTCTATATCGAATATATTTACTATAATTTCTATGAGTAGGAGGAACAGGACGACTACCAATATTAGCACAAGCTTCAGCAATAGCTTTCCAATCCTTTTGTTCTACAAACTTACCAATAATAGTAGTAGTAGATATATACTCTCTATCAAGAGCGTCAGTATATTTATGCTTTTCCTCGTCGAAGAAGATCGGCAAGTCTCTGGGTATAATCTGCGTCATAAGCTGCTTTATCAGTAAGTTTAAGGAATAGCTTCTTTCGTAATCGTTCATAGAACGCTTTGTGACGTTCTTTCATATATTCATGTGGTAAAGAAGTCATCTTATTAAAATCAAAACCACATTCAGCATAAATATCGTAAGTTTCAGGATGAATCCAATGTTTACCAAAGGAAGGTATTTCAATCTCTCTATCCACACGTTGCATTGCAGTAAGAATAGACATCCACTGACTATCTGCAATATCATTTAGAAAACGTTCAAAATCTTCTTTATTACGAATAAACGTAAGAAAGTCTCTACACCAAATCTGTTCGGGAGTATAACGTTCAATAAAATGACGACCTTTTTTGGTCTTATAATACATCTTAGTAGGTTCCTTTCTTTTACGATCTACAACTGCAACCATTCTCTCATAAAGTCTCGTGACTTGAAGAGGAAATAACCTAGCGCCTTTAGCCATAACAGAATTGGATTAATAAATCACACCACCAATTTGATTAAGAGAAATAAGATTACATTCCCAAAATTCAACTTTACCATCTTCACCAACAATAAGCTTACTACGATCTTTAAGACCCGGACGATTTTCGACAACTCTAAAGTTATCATCACCACCAAGAACATCAATAAGCTTTTTGTCAAGATTTTTAATCTTATGACTTAGAGGTACACCTTTGCCACCATAAGACATATCAAGAACAACTTCACGTCCAAGCATATCCGGCGGAACATTGTCAGGAATAGCGATACAATAAGTAGCTTTAGGAACTTCTCTATCGACTTTCATAATATCAGTTACTTCAAGCGGAGACATCTTATATTGATTTGCAATAATAACTCGACCTTCGCCAACCTTAATATTACAAAGAGAACCCGGCGCAACACAAGCTGTTTTAAGATTATTCTTATCAGCTTTAATAGCTTCGATTTTAGTTTGAATTGAATCCATAGTTTAAATAATTTACTTTATAAGATAATCAATGTTAATAGGCACAATCTCATAACCTCTACAAAGACCTGCGTCAGTATAAAAGGTAATATTATATAACATTAACGTAGCACTAACTGTAACAGTGTACATAGTAGTAGGTTTAAAAGGAAGACGGTCTTCAAAAGAGCAAATGACAAAAACGGAAAACCTTTATCCAACACGTCCTCAATGTGAAACAAAGTATAAAATGAGAGTAACAGAATTACCATTAGTAAAAATAGGAGTACCAACAATAGCAAAGATATTTTCAGTTACAGCATTAGTCAGTACTCCCGATTACATTATGAGCAAAAAGACACTCACAAAGATATGAATAAATTGGATATTACAAGGGATTACTTGAATATCTTTTTCTAAACCTTATATTTTTCTGTTTCAAAGGCAATATTCAATAGAAATCTCAATAGTACTAGCGTCTTCACCCGGATTTGCAGCCACGCACGCAGTGCCTTGTTCTTCTAAATGCTTCGAATCAATATGCAAAAGCATTTGCAGTACCACCACGTTCACACCTTTGTCTATATACACGCACGCACGTGTGCGCTATGCAGAGCTTTGCGATATATATAAGGATATATATAAAGATTACTAAAGGTAATATCAATGACAGTATTACTACTTCAAATTCGTCCGTCCGTAATATGTATTTTAATTATATTCAAATAAACCTCTTATCACCCACCAATACTCACCTACTCATATCCCCTCTTATTACCCCCTATAGTCCCCCTCTTTTCTCCCCTTTTCTCTCCCTCTCTTTTCCTCCCTCTTCTCTCCTTTACAAAGCACCCCGAAGCTACTTAAAATAGCTTTAAATATAATAGTATTACCTTTAGTAAATATATGCTCTTCTAAGTTCCTTTGAGTATCTTTAGTAATACTTAGAGTAACATTAAGTAAACTTAGAGTATATATAGGAGTTCCACCCCGCTCAATGCAAAATGTAACAAAGCTACGAAAAGCATCTGTAATACTTATAGTAACAATACTATCTTGAATAGCTTTGCAACTACCAACTCTAGGGGCTTTGTAACGATCAGCAGACCCCAGTAGGGAAGAAGGACTGGTCACGCGCGGAACATCCGCATTATCACCCGTATTATCAGCGTTGGTATAAGCATTTTTAATGTATTTTGAATAAGCATGAGTAAGATTCATAAGTTTTGCAGTGGTAGAAGTATCTTTAGTAATATTAGAATAACCATGAGTAATAGCAAAATGTTGCTCCCTTCCACACCTATTTCCCTACTGGGGATTACAAGGCTCATCAAAGTTATTATAAATACCGGTAGTATTAATACTATTACTACTTAGAGTAACTCTGATATTACTTGTAATATTATCTGTAATAGAATCAACGTTACCACATTTCGGCTTACATTTTTGGCAAATTATACACTGAATTTTGATAATGCTTATGCTGATTGTCTTAATGTTACTCTAATTAATTTTAAAGCTAATGCCAATTATATTAAGTATGCTTTTAGTATTACTCAAATTACTTTGAATATTAGCAAGGCTTCTTATTCGATTTACATTGCAAATTCTAATACTCGAATTTGTACACAGAGTAATTTAAGTGCTTATTCTAATTCTTTTAATATCGCAATTACTCAAAGTATTATGCATAGTGTCGAGGCGATTAATTTAATTCATTTTGCAACTTCTATTACACAGGATTGTTCTCATTATTCTTTTATTGCAAATTCTAAGGCACTTTCTATTTACATTATTATTCGATTTTCTATTGGTTTTAATGGCACTGTTGCTTATCTATAGGTCAGGTGTGAAAGTCTGTGTGCGGAAATCCATTCTATTGCAATTTATTGCAGATATTCTCTGGATTTTATTATTGGTTATTTTAAGGCTTTTAGTAATGCGATTTTTAATTTTGATTCTTATGGAGTTTCTATTGATTTTAGTGATGATAATTCTAAGACTTCTGTTAGTTCTATTGCATGGTTTATTCTCATGATTCTTTTATTGCAAATTCTAAAATATTTTCTATTGTTATTACAATTATTAATTCTAAGACTTTTAGTAACAGTGTTTATAGCTTAAACTCTTATAGTGTTTCTGTTGGTTTTGGTTTTGACAATTCTAAGGCTTTTGATGATGGTTGTTTTAATAGCTTTGAAGATGGTTGTTTTAATAGCTTTGAAGATGGTGTTGCTGAACTTTAGGTCGGGCGTGAAAGTCTGTGTACGGGGACCTCCTTATACGACAGCACCCCCTTGTAATGCTTGGGGGAATGCCCCCGTCGATGATTCATGAGGAATGATTTTCCGAATTGGAACTGCAATTTTCCATAGAGATGTTGCAGTTACAATTTCTATTACCTCACGACTATCTCCGTTTGATAGCATGGATTTAATTAAAATAAATATTAATTTTGAACCTCACGATGCTAAGGTGAATCGTATCTATCTTATGAATACAATTATTAATGCTCCTGAAGTTAAGAAGATGAGTGCAATTGTGTTGAATGCAATTGCTGTTCTTAAAGACACTGAAGATTATCAAGATCGTTATCTAATTGATTGCAATGATCTAGAAGGTAATACTATTGAACGCTTGTTCATTGGTAAGAAGATCTTTGATAAGATTGATGGTCTTGTTGGTAAGATTATTGATGTAGTCTATAAAGATTGCATAGCTGATGTTACTCAGTATATTGATGATGAGGACATCAATGAAGAGGTGAAGTTTCACACGACTACACACAAGCAAGTGGTTGATGTTGTTAAGACTAATGATATTAACTTGTTGATTGCTTGTGCTAAACATGGTATTAAGGATATGTATAACGAACTTAAAGAATTAAACAAATGAGAGTATTAAAGACGTTATTGAAGTGCATCATCATATTGGTGGTGCTCTTCTTATTATCAGCTGCGGAGAGTTTAGCTGATTGGTTTGCATCTAATATTAATGGTGAAGTGTTCATTGGATTTCTATTAGGAGTTGTAATTGCAATTACTATTGCATCTATTATTAAACCTGATAAATTTGATTAAGCTATGAGTGATTATTATGAAGTTAATGGTGAAGATTCTATTGAGATTAATCCTTTTACTGAGGCATTATTAGATGAATTAGAATCTTAATGTGTTAAGAGTAGTGCTACTAGTGCTACTCTTATTTTTTTTAAGACCCTACAAACTCCGTCTAATCAACACGACTAAACCCCTTATTGTAATTGGCGGTCGTGGTGATCGTCCTAGAAATTCTAATACTTAAAATTATGGCAGACGAATTAAAGAATCCAGTGAGACGTTCAGTTATCGGTGAAATTATCTCTATTAAAGAGATTAACAAAGACGACTTTAAAGAAGGTAAATTTCGGCATAATTGTCGGATTGTTCGTGTTGATCCTCTGAATGGTGCTCCACTTGTTGATGTTTACATCACTAATGATCAGTATGATAAATACGGTCTTAATGCGATTGTATTCGCAGGTAATGTTGTGAACTTTAGCATTGATGAGAACATCGCAGGTGAAACCGGTTATATTGACCCTGATACCGAAGAATGGACGTATCACGAGAAAACATTCAACAGCTTTGCAGGTGCTGACAATGTTGGTAGCTTAGGTCTTATCGGTGTATTCGGTAAACTTGGTGTTGGTGCGGATATTGTTTCTGGCTTCATCAAGAACATCGAGACAGCTCGTAAGCAACGTGAAGCTGTTGTTAAGCCTAAAGCAGTTGAAGCTGTTGCTACTGAACAAGCAGAAGAAGCTGCGTAAATTCCGTGAGGTGGTGCTGAGTATACTCTCAGTGCTGCCTCTTCTTTTTATTACTTAATTAATCCGACTAATGATCATGAAATTACACGTTATTTATAAAGGTCAAACTGTTGATATTTCTTATGATTTACTTTACATCAATACTGATGAAGTGAACATACGATTCTCTAATTCAAATGCAGATAGTTGTAAATTTTTAACACAATATCTTGAAGCTAATCGTCTTGATTACGTTCTTAAAGATAGAGAAGACTATAAGGAGATTGTCACATTTCCGGATATATTTGCACTTACTCTAAGTACAAAAGGTACATATCGTTCTCCAGTTGTTAAAGATAATCTCTATGATGCTATTATTAAACGCAGTAATGACATTGAGTTAGCTCATAATGCTATTAGAGAATTTAAGTGTAATGTTAAGATAATTGATGCTAAGCTTGCTGATATGCAAGATGATTTAAGTAAATCTGAATATGCTCGAAGCATTGATAATATTACTAAAGAAATACTTGAATTTAAACGCTGTAAACAGCTTGAAGCCTTAGCATTAACAGAAGAATGTCTTGATGTTTCACGTGAAACAATGCCGACAGTTGAGACGTTGGAAGTGGCTTACGAGGTATCGACGTTGTTCAAACTTGAAGACTTTGCGAAGCTTCTATATATTTACGGGTATTTAGAAAAGCAATCGAAATTGTCTAAGAAATATCAGAAGGTATATGATGTATTAGACAAATTGGAGAAGTATATGTACCCGGAATATGTTAAAGAAGTTGAAGCATTAGGACAGAATTTATTTGCTGAATTGCAAGAGAAAGCTGCGAAATGGGCGGAGAATGAACCGAATATTAGTGAGTGGATACGGGAGAAATGTAGACAGTTTGGATTTGAGGTTGAGAGTGAGAATGAGAGTGAGAATGATGAGTAGAAATGGGATTTGTAGCGGTATCTCCACAACCATTCGCAATATCGTCTTCAAAAACGTCTTCTCACGCGCCTCTCTGACAGTTATATATTGCAAATTAAAATCAGAATATTTCAACCTGAAAATCGAAAATCGTAAAAAGTTTTGAATTAGCATTAGAATGTATGCAATTAAAATCTGTGAAGTATTAGCACTATTTGCAAATTAAATTCAAAGTATTTCACGCCTACAATCTAAAGCTGCAAAAAGTTTTGAATTAGAATCTGAATTTGCGGAAATAGAATCTACAAAGCTATGCTAGTAATTGCAAATTAAAATCAAAGTATTTCATACAGAGAACTGAAAACTGTAAAAGTTTTGAATTAACTGTAGAAAAGATGCAATTAAAAACCTAGAATTTATATGCGAAATACTAGAAACAATGCAAAATGCTTCAAGATGCGAATCTAAATCTTTAAAGAATTTAGAGTAAACATTAGAGTATATGCAGTTAAAAGACTCAAAGCATTAGCACTAGATTCAGAATTAATTCAAATACTCGCAAGGCATCGAATCCAAATAGCAATATGATTTGAATTAGAATCAGAATGAGTATTCGCAAAACTCTTAATATTTGCAATTGTATCAATGTTATATTCAGTATAATTAATGCAGAATAGAGCAATTTGAATACAATTAAGAGTATGGAGTATAGAGTATACAGTATTCAGTGTACTATTAAACGCTTTAGAAATATTCGCAGAAATATCCGCAATAAATCCTAAGCATATTCAAAACAATTTGCATTAACATTCCGAATATCAAAATGCTTCGAATTGGTATCAATATGATTTGAAGTAAACTTAGATATTTTTAGATTAATTATTTGAGCTTTATAACTAATACTATATCTCATTGAATTTGTAGTATTAATTTCATTTAAAACATTAAACGTATGGTAGTATATATTAAAGATCGAGTAACAGATGAAGTCATAGCAGTAACTTATGATGTATTCGTAGTATATGGAAACGAATTAATATTCAATAAACAGAAAGCAGCAAAAGCTATTGCAAATAGTTTAAGTGATTCAATATTATTCTTAGTACATAGAGAAGCAAAGCACTTTATCTCGTATTCAGCAGAAATTGATCAATCAATTGTAACATTAAATAAAAATTTAATTGCAGTTGCAATGGACAGTGGAAATAAAGAGTATGAGATAAATCACTTAGAGTATAAAAACCAATTAGAACAATGGAAACATGACATCGAGAACTCTAAGAATAGTTGTAACTGATATTGAAGCAGAATGGTTAGTTCCAGTAACAGCATCAATATCATGGGTAGATTACCAATTAGTTCTTAAATTAACATCGTCACGAACAAGACATGGAGTACAAGAGTTTCTTAGAAGAAACAATATACCTGTAACAGAATTCGTAGATGAAAAAGAATTAATAGTAGATCCAAGAGAATTACAAGAAGTATCTATAAAAGAATCCAATATAACAACAAAGGAGCTTTTAGAGAGACTGAATGACGATGAGTATTAATCTTAATATTATCAATAATGGTTATAAGATTAACTGTAGTATGTACGAGGTATAATGTGACAATGGAAATATTGTGTCACAAAGATACCGAATGTATAGTATCAGATAAAACAATAGAAATAAAAGTAGCATCAGATAAAGTAAGAAATAAAATCAAAGATTTTTGTAAATTCGCAAGAATAAGTGTAAAAGAATATCCAATTATTCATAAACTTGTAATATCAAGAGAATCAAAGAAGATATTCGTAAAGACTTTTAACAATCAGTAGAGCTTTCCAATCCCCAATAGGGAACAAGGACTGGAAGGAGCAGCATTTAGCATCCCTATAGTAATAACTTTAGAAATGGAAGATTATTTTACAACAGAAGAAATAGTAGGAGCATTAGTATTTATATTTTTAGCAATTGTACCTCCATTAATATTGGAGTATCGAGAGAAACATCGTAAGTAGTATTAATATTAATATTTAATAATTATGGCATTTATAGGATTTTTAGCTGTAGTATTAATATTATTTCTATTATTCCGTTTGTATATATACAATCTCGAATCAGAAGAACGTAAAAAGAAATATGAGAAAAAGCCTATAAAAATTAATGAGGAATCTCATGTTCAATTTCATTATTTTGATGAAGAAGATGATTGTATAGAAGATTATGAAGAATATACGAATCGTATGCAAGAAATATGGGGATATGATCCGTATAATGTTGAACCAACAGAAAGTTATTGTGAAAGAGCAATACATATAGAATAATATTAAATTGCATTACCATTATGAAAAAGAAACTTCTCACAACCAAAGAAATTAAAAGATATATCAAGACACATGATACGATAGAAGAAGTATTGTATTGTTTAGTGTTTTTCTTAGTACCATTTGTATTTTACTTAGCAGCACATTTCAAATACTTATTTGCCTATGTGGATGATGAGGAACTTCAAGTGTACTTAGAAGCTGAAAAGAGATATTCAGCAGCAACAAGAATATGGTTATTGGCAATAATAGCAATACTCTTAGTAATACTGATAGTAAAGATTTGACCGCCATATATTGAGAATGAGCCTTTGTTTAATGGAGATGACCTCTCGGTTGTCTCCATATAATTAAGGTCACAGAAGGCAAATTCAAACGTTTTAAATGGCATTTTCAAGTCTGACTTCCGGTATGGTAAAAATCGGTTATAAATAAAAGTAAACGCAAAATTTTATGTTTGTAATAGTAGCATCAAGTGCAAAATCAGATATTGAATCAAAGGAATGTGTATGTTTAACTAAAGTAGACAAAATAGAAACATACTTTGATACAACACGAGTTAGATTCGCATCATTAGACGCAAAGAATGATGCAAAATATGAATTAGAAGGAGCAAATGTAAACTATGAATTTGTGACTCCACTAACATTAGAATTTAAACAAACACAAATAATCGCAATAATGCCTTAAAAGATGTATATACAAATAAAATCAAAATCATGTACAACATCAGTAATCGCTGTTGTA